AAGTAAATACATTCCTCATAAATTATAAGTGTGACGAGTGTGAAGGTGGATTAATGGAATACAAAGAAATGATATTACCTAGCACTTGGGGAGGATGCACGACAACCGAAAACCCAAAATGGAGACACAAATGCGACACTTGTGATAATGAGGAAGAACTGAAAACTAAGTACCCATATACCACATACGAATATTACTGATAACGCTTTCGGCTTCATTTTCGTTTTAATGAAATGAAACCATAGTTATGAGCTTCACGATAAAACACCACCACAAAGGAAAATGAAAATGATAAATGAAAATAGCTTAGAGTATATTAATATAAATGGGCCTCATTCTAATAGCGCTATTTTCCAAGGGAGTTCTGAAGGTGAGCCGATGCTTAAACTCTGCAAAAATGGAGATATATACATAAGAGGTAAGCTAATTGAGAACGATAAAGAAGTGGTGGATGGTATGAGAGATTTACTAGGGATACTACGATAGAGTGTTGCTGATAGCGCTTGAAGCCTTATTCTCGTTGCGTAGCAATGGAATGAGGGTGTAGTTATCAGCCGTTAAGAGAAACACCACAAAATTAAATAAGGAAGATGCGTGATGGATGACTTTACTAAATGTGAATTACTAAACGAACTACAAGACAATTACAAAGGTGATGTGGATTTTATTTTTAAAATCGTAGAGGGCAATGCTTCATCTTACGAACAAATGGCAGAAGTGAGGGATAGAATAAACGAATGCTTGAACAATGTTAATTACACAGCAATGATGGATGATGAACCGAGGTAGTAGCCTTTTTTCTGAAAGTAAAAATCAACTTATCAAAATAAAGGAATGGGAATCATGAAAGTAAATTATGAGAGAGAATATCACCTAATGACACAACGAGTCGCAGAACTATTGTGTAGATTCCGTGACTCCAAAGGAGACCAAGCTATGAACGCTTACGACCTATTGTGTGAATGGGATAAGATACGAGCAACAAAGGAATAGGTATGAAGAAAGAAGAATATTCATTGCAAACACAATACATTGATATTGGTTTAAGAGTTAGTGGCTATGAGCTACCCATGAATTTAATAGAGTTGGTTCTAGCTACTGATAGATTAGTAACCGAAAAAGGAGGCGAAATTACACTAAGCGAAACGCTAAGTCTTAAAAAACAACACATAAAAGATGAATCATAACATGGGGCTATAACCTGTGCTTGCATGGGGTATAGGTGAAGTTATCACACACGAAAGGAAATTATGAAGGAAAAAATAGACAAAAGAGAAGTTAAAATTAGAGTGATGAAAGATGGTGTTGAGATTGAAAGGCAAATTTACAATCGTGGTGCGCCTTTAGTGCTTATAGACTATGCTGGGCTTAGAAAATTAGCATTAAAGGGTGATATTGAATACATTAACGAAAGACAAGTTGGTTTAGATTTATAAGGGGAGGCTTTTTAGCTTCCCTTTTTATTTTAATACAGAATTATCTCTCCTTCTGCGCTTCACTTTAGTTTTATGTATCTTTTCACCTTTGCTTATTCTAAATAGCTCTGGCATCCTCTTAGATGTGTATTTTGGCCTTTCTTCGTAGTACTCTGTTGCGGTACTCCAAAGGGTTTTTTCTTCTTCACTTTCTTTTTGCCTGAGCCTTGTCCTTAGTTCAGCCCTATCCTCTTCCTTTCTAGAAAAGAACTCAAGTATCTCAAAGGCTGTGAATCCGTAGATTTGTTGCAAGAATCCAAAGAGCATTTTAACATCTTCGTAACCCATTTCTAGTACTTCATCTAAGTGGTATTTCTCAATCCAATAGTGATTCATGTATTCAGAAGGGGCATTATAAATGGCTCCACCAACCTTCAACTTGGCAGCTAAATAAGCTCCTTGGTCGCTTTTTGTCTTAGTAATCTTATCTTGATGTTTCTCAAAATACTTAGCTACACTTATAGCCTCAGCTAATGTTTCATACACCCTATATTTCCTACTTCCTGTTATTGGAAGAGCCACTACAGGTCTTAATTCACCAAGAATACTCTTAGAATCTTTTAATTGTCTTGCTATATCTTTATTTATGCCCATTATTCGCACCTCAATATATTATCGTTATAGATGCGATAATTGGAAGAACCAATGTTGGTTATTTAGGAGTAGTTATGAATATTAGACTCAAGTATGCAAAACCTATAGCGCCAGGCGCACAAGTTAATCTTAATTTCGGATATGAGATTCACATAAATGCTGAACAACGTGTATCTTATGAGGATGAATGGCATGAAATCCAATACACAACCGAAACGGCATTAAGACCTGTAACCGCAATCTTTCTAGACAAAATCAGCACTGTTGAGATTCCTATGTGTAGAGAGAATGTTGAAGCTATTGATAAACTAACATTTGGCGTTGATGGTAGGGGTATTTTTAGATTTGCAGATGGATTAAGTGAAGAATCTTTCGAGCAAGCTAAGGCTACCTTTGCTAAAACAAAAGCACCTAAAAAGAAAGTTCTTGCAGCGCCAAAAAAGGAAGTTGCAGAAGCACTAGAAGCTACGGAGTTATAAATGAATACTACGGATTTTATCACACTAATACAAGGTGATTGTAATGGGGCAGCAACTAGGGATGAAATTCGTATTATTTTAGACCTCGTTCAACAGGAAATGTTGGCGAGGGATATTCAATATATGAGAGCTATTCCAGACGTAATCTTAGACACTACAAATGATGTCTTAGTTTATCAGTTGCCTGAAGGAATACGCTCTTGTGTGGGTATCTACCTTCCAAATATAGATAACGGAAACACAGAGCTTCCTTATAAGATTGATGGCCAATTCAACTACATGGTTAAAAACGCTACAGTTGCAGACCCAGGAGATGGTGGTTCGCCAACAGTATTATTCACTTCTGCTCCTTCAGACAAGTACGCTTGTGTCTGCTATAGAGCGCCTAGTAGAATACTTGATGAAAGTGATGTGATTGAAGTTCCAAGTCCTCACACAACAGGTTATTTAAGAACTAGAATAATGGAGTTTATCGAACAGAGAAAATTTGGTAATTCTGTTTATTGGAGTAACCAAGCCAAGAGAGATAGGGGTGAGTGGCTTAGATGGGCTAATCAGAATCAATACGACCCTAATCATGGCACGACTATGGATTACCTTAGTGATAACGGAAATACACCTAGTTACGGCAGACGAGCCTATGGAAGACCTTACTAATGGGAGATATGAGAAGAAGTACTGCTGCTCAAGCTCGTAGAAATGTAATTAGACGGCAAGGTTTATTTTATGGTTTAAATGTAGATGATGACCCTAGAGCTGTCGGTGATAATGATGGTGATGGAATTAGATACAATCCACTGCATGAAAATTTCGTACCTCAAGGGAATAAAATCACATCTAGGCGAGCTATGATTCGCACTGAAACTGATGTTGTCCCTTTTGAACCTGGTAATAGACTTGTATCTCAAATAGAAAGTTGGGATGGTAGTGTGCTTTCTGCTTATGCTAGTGATATTGGATTGCGAATTAGGAGCCAAATAGACACTAATAGTAGTGGAACGTTACAATTAAATTACACAATACCCACTATTACACCTGAATTTGACGCTAAATTCTATCGCATCTCTTCTGATAAGATTTTACTTGCCACGAATAATGAGGAAAGTGGTTTTATTGTCATTTATGATGATAACGGCACTTATAACTCTGTTAGGGTTGATAGTGGAGCTACACTGACAGCAACCGTACAAGGAACATCTGTCCTACCATCTGGGAATCTAAACTCTTATAGGTATGATTTTGGGTTTAGTTATTCTGCTAAAGATTCAGCAGGAGTTACAATATCACAAACTCCAATGCAGGGATTATCCACAGGGAACAACTTCTTAGAGCTTAGAATGGATGAGAAACTAGGGACAGCAGGATATTCTCTATTTATAGATGTGACTAAAGGTGCATCTGAGCTAGTTGATTATACTCATGTTCAAGTGTGGAGAACCCTTAATTACAGCATTGATACAGGTGATGCGAATGATGATGCCTTAGCTGAAGAAGAGGGGTCTAGAGTGCAGTATTATAAACTTGTAGAAGTTCCAATTGCTGATATTGCAACAACGGACTTGTTTTCATATAGTGACGAAAATATCATTGGTGTTGAGCAGAAAATACAGGGCTTTGAATTAGCCCCAGCCTCTAGTTTATGCGCTATTAGTGAAGCCTTTTTTATTACAGCTAGTGAAGAAAGGGCTTATTACACTGCACTTGGGGACTCATCTACAGATATTGGATTCTATTATCGTGCTTTTCAATATAGAGATTTTGATGACACTGTAAACTCTCTGACGCTCTCTAATGGGTGGATTCTCATTGGTACAACACCTAAGACATATAGATGGGATTTAGTTTCCACAGGTGACGCAGGAGTGATTAGTGATGGCATAAAAGTTGGCCTTAGTATTCCACTTCTAGGTGAAGTATTACAAGCATCTGGTGATATTGGTATTTCAAGGGATAGAGCTAATGCTTCTGTTGTTGCCACTAATGGCCATATTTGTTCATTTTGTGCTGATGGTAGTGTTAGAGTGTTTGATGGGGCTACATGGAGTGATGACTATACGGCAGGTAAGATTAGAAGTATAACAATTAATAATTCCATTGTAGCTAATGCTGTAGCAGGTTGGCTTCCTCATGGGGAATATATTCTTTGGCTTGGTGGATATACCCTAGCATTACAAATGCCTCAAGGTAATTACCCTCATAGATGGACTAATTATTCTGCTGATTTAACTATTACAGCAGAAGATAGAGATTGGCAAACACCAACTTTCACTCCAATATACCTTGGTAATGGAAACACTTACAATAAAGATGTTGATGTTTCTGGATATTCTTGCCTTGTTATCGCTAATGGGGTTAATAGGTATATTTGGGAAAACAGATACCCATTTAAAGCGACTACTACTGAATGTGTTATACAATTTGGTGAGCTAACAGGGGAACAATGGTACTATTTCATAACTCCTGAAGAAACTCACTTCTATTTGAATAATATTGATGAAACTCAAGGCACACCTGTGATAACAGCTGAACTTGTAAGTAGAGACGCTACAGGTGTTGCTGATATAACAAGTATAATTGATGATGCAGGCCAAATTACGTTGTACTCTCCTGTTGATGCAGGCACTAAATGGCACTCTTACTCAGTAATATTCAGAGTAACAGGTGGTGATATTGTAATCAATAAGTTGGATGGAATTGCTGAGGTAATGGATAAGAACAATTTCCCAACTAAGGAGATTTACAAACCCACAATCATTACTAAGAAGTTCAGAACTCCAACTATCCAGATTCTTACAGGTGATGGGCCATTAATGACTGCCACTAAAAACCCTACCGATGCTGTTTATGGGCTTCTTCAAGGTGAAAATGGTGAAGTTATTTCTAGTCCAAATGCAATTATTTCGGCTGGTTGCTCTGTTGTTGCTAATGACCCATTTGGTGGGACTAATAAATCAGTTCATGTTGTTGGGGCTACTCAACTATTAGGTAAAAATAGTGGTAACCCACTTTCAAGACCAACATCTATTGGGAGCAGGAGAGGGTTGTTTGTGCCTAGTGGAAGTTATCTTGATGACAAAACGTTGGTTCTTGGTGAGAATAGTGGTTGGAATCCTGTGTATGAGGGTCGTACAATGGTTTCTTGGTGGCAAAAGAAAACAAGTACTTTTGATAGCATAGGTGACACTGCTATATTTGGCTTTGGTGATGGGTACTCTCTAGTTCAAAAAGTAAGAGTAGTGGGTGAATCCAAAGAATTTGCAATCGTATCGAATACACCAGGGCAATACCTAAGAGCACCACTCATAGATGACAGGGATTTTGTTGTTGATGAATGGGAATATTACATAGTGGAGGCTATGAGAACTGATAATGGTGATGGGAGCTTTGATGACAACTATAAGTTATATCGTGGATTCGCTAATGACCCAACACTTGTTCTTGTGGATGAATTGCTATTTGCTAATGTGATAAACACGACAGGCCCATTCTACTTCACTTCAAATTCAATTACATTCAATGGAACAGTAGACCACTCTTACTTTGATATTTGCCTATTTAGTGGCCTTACAAATGAAACCCCTCAAGAGCTTTGGAGCGTAAAATACAATCTTGATGAGGCTGATTGGGTGTACAATGCAGGTAATAACCCAAACGCTGACAATGGTAATTAAGATGCGATAATTAGAAGAACTAAAGGGACAAATAGAGGTCTAAATGAGCGCAAAACGATTAATTTGTAGCCATGTTGAGAGTGAATCTAAAAAGAATTGTGGTAGATATTTGGGTAATGCCACTGATGCTACAATTTTTATTAGATGCCCTAAATGTGGTAACTTCACTCCGATAGAATTTAATTCTAATTCAGACGAGGAAAGAATGAAAGAAATCACAGAGGCACTAAAAAAACTATCAAAAAAAGGAGCCACACATGGCTAATACGAAAAAGTTAAGAATATTTCCTTCACAATCTGGGCAACTAGGTATCAATTTAACAACATCTGTTCCAACTTTAGGAACTGCTGATAGAGCTGCTATGGCCGTTGCTATTCCAGATGTCGGATTTATTGCAATCACAATTCCGAATCCAGATGGCGTTGAAACGGAATACTACATTCCACTACTCGAAGCCTAATTGGTTGGTTAGATAAACTTGGGGTGTGAAAGCCCCATTTCTTTTACAAAGGTAATTTATGACATCAAGAGATGGATATTCAAATGATGGTATTAGAGATTTAACGAATAGCGCATATCAGATATTCCAATCTTTTGTATCAACTAATAGGTTCAAAGGGTCTTATGATAGACTAGCTATGAATCGTTTAATGTACGCTGGCATTAACAATGGGCAGTGGAATCAAGAAGCTGTAGAGAAGATGACTCAGGCAGGTTATCCTGTTCATACTATAAATTTTGTGCAAGGTATTATTGATACTACGCAAGGGCATATAAGTCAAAGCCCAATTGATACAGTTATACGCAATGTTAGGCCAGATGACAGAAGTAATACAAATACAATGCAATCCCTTTATGATATTGACCAATCCAATGGTGAGTGGGATAAGAAATTTAATCAATTTATCCTAGATGGACTTATCCATAGTGGTTGGATGCAAATGCTACCGTCTACGGATAGTGATGTTCGTGGTAATGTTGGATTAGATGTTGTTGACCCAGCACATTTATTTCCTGACCCTTATTGGATTACTGAAGATATTAAGGATTGTAGAAGGTTATTTAAAGGTAGTTGGCTTACTCCTTCTCAGATTAAAGTTCTTTATAACACTAAAAATGCTGCTGTTGATGAAGCTATTGAATGTTACAATCACTTTACACAAGAAACCCCATTAGCCATTACTCAATTGTTTGATAGAAGCTTGGAATACTATGACCAAGAGGGTGATAGATATAAAGTACTTGAATACCACTATTTAGAAGATGAAAATGAAGCCGTAATCATTGACACTTACACAGGTGACGAAGTTAGTCGAGAAACACTTCCTGAAGAAGTTAGAGAGATGAAGGCGCAACCACTCAAGGCTTGGATGAAGATTAATGGTGGTGATAGATATTCTATTTACGAGAGAAAAACTCAAGTATCTAAATTTATCACTTTCTGCCCAGCTCTAGGTCTTGATTTCACTCTTGAACATGGTGATTACCCATACCAAGTAGGTCATTTACCATTCTTTAGGTGGTCTTACCATAATATGTATGGCGAACCTCTAGGGCTTATGGATTTACTTGTAGATGTTCAACAAATTCTTAATAAACGTGAATCACAAATCACTAAGATTCTAAATATGAAAACTGCTGCGAATTGGGCTGTCGAATCAGATGCTTTTGGTGGTGATACTGAACGAATTAAAGACTTTGGGCAACGAGTTAATCGTACAGGACAAACATTTACTGTTGAACCTGGTACTAATGCGAATGGCAAACTCAAGCCTCTATTTGATAATTCACCAATTAATGACCTAAGACAACAAACACAGAGTCTCATGGATTACTTTGGTAGAGTGAGTAATGTTACAGCCGCTTCTCAAGGCTCTGCACAGCCTAAGCAAGATGGTAATTTAGCCTTTGACCAAGCACAAGCTCAATCTCTCACTGTTATGGAAATGCTTGTCACAAGTGTTAAAGATATGAAAAGAGCATTTGCTAGGGCTTATGTTAAGTGTGCTGTTGAACAATATGGTAAAGACCCAAGGGTACTCTATGACTCTTACTCAGAGAAGATGGTTGCCTTAAATGTGATTGAATTTGATGCTTTAAACAATGAAATCACTACATCTAACACCCTTCAAGATGCTAAATGGTATCAAACTTCCATTGAAATGAAACGCATGGGTGAAGGGCTTAAAAAACAAAGGTTGAACCAATATGGACTTATGCTTAATTCTGTCAGCAGCCCTGTTGTTAGAACTGTTATTGAATTCGAATCGGCCAAGTTAATGAACTTTTCTGATGAGGCTAATACAATGCTAGACGCTGCGTTTAAAAGTCAATTTGAAAGCTCTATGTTACAAACTATGTCGGCTGGTAAACAAGCCGAAGCAAGTAGTGTTCAGAGTGAAATGATGATTGAGCAATCACAAAACCCTCAACCTCAAGCACCCGAAGGACAAGGTGGGCAACAAGGTGCAAATGGACAAGGAGGATTAAATCCAGCTTCATTAGCACAAAAAGCACCACAAATGTAAAATAGTATGTATCTTTAGTGAAGTGGCGAGGGTTAAACACTCTCAATACTTCCTTTCGTGATTGGTTGGAATGAAAAAGGCCCTGAGATTAATTTCCCAGAGCCTTTTTTTATTGTTTAGAATGAGATTAGTCGTTACCGAACAATACCACTACAGAGTTTTTATTGTAGAACTCAGTTGAATTGTAGACTGTAGCACCATCAAATCCTTCACCATCAAGAAATTGTGACAACGTGTATGACTTAGTACAGAACATTCCAATACCACGGTCACGACCATAGTTATCAACATCTTCTTCAAAGTGCATATCTTCGTTTTTCATCTCATAAAGAGCAGCTTTACCAAGAACATAACCAACATTTGCAACATTCGCAAGGTTAGCAGCAGTTGGAATCAAGTTCGGCCCTTTGTAAGAGAATTGAAGTTCTCCACCACCAGCAGCAGATGCTTGAGAGAAGCGAGGGTCAGCCATAATAACGAAGTTAGAGTATTTAAACGCTGTCATTCCGTTAATGATTTTGCCTGAAGCATCAAATTTAGCTAGGTCAGTTTGACTTCCACTTCCAACATTGTACAATTGACGAAATTGGTTAAATGGAACAAGCAGTAAATAACACTCGTCACCATCAATAGTGATAGGCTCAATTTGCTTAACTGTTTGAGTAAGTTCAGCAAGAAGATTCAAGTTATCAATAGTCGCACGATATGTAGCAGGTGCTGCACCGACAGCATCAACAACAGCAGAGATACTTGCTTTGTATGCAGCCAAGTTAGCTCCACGAGAAACAAATGCAGATGAACCTATTGCGTAGAAGTTACCATTAAGACCAAGTGTACGGCTTACAGGTGCTTTTGTTTGTTCGTAAGAGTAAATTTCATTTAATGCTTGGCGCTTCTTCATACCAATCATTTGACCACCCCAACGAGATAGTTCTGGTTGTGCTTCTTTGTAAATCTTAATAGCGTTTTGACGAACATAGTCAACACCATAAGTTTCAGTTGGAACAGCATTTCCCCATGAGTTTGCGTATAAATCAAGCTCAGAAGTTCTTAATGCTTCTTCGTTACCTTTTGCACTCTCACGACCCTCAACACCACTTCCGATTAATGCACGTTTTACTGCGACAACGGAGCGAGTTGTATCTGGGCTATTCACTACCACTGTTACAGCGTCAATAGGAGCCTTCTTAGTGCTTCCATCATAACTACCTGTAAAGTTTGATAGTGGGTCTGCAACTAGAGATTCTTCTCTTAGTTTAGTTTCAATTACTTTCTTTTGTAATGCTGGATTGGTTACATATGCCATTGTTAGCTACCTTTTTTAAATTTGTTAGTCGAGAGAAGCGTAAATCTCATTGAGTACCTTCTTCTGCTCTGGTGTGTATTGCGAAGGGTCTGGATTGTTGACTAGCCATTTACTAACTGAATCATCATTCCATCCACCTGTGTCCCCACCATAACCATTTCCTAGCACTTTAGGCTTTGCCTCTGCTCTTTCGTATGATTCCTTAGTTGCTTTTCTTTTAGCATCCTCAGTAGGGTCGGTAAATTCTAACTCAGAAGCCTTATCACTATCGTAATAGGCTGCCTTTAAGCTACGAAGATTGTTACCATTCTTATAAGCAACCATTTCTGATAAATGCTTATAATTTTTAAAATCTTTCTCACTAACACCTAGTGATTTCATTTCTTCAGCCGATGGCTCTTTATCATTAGCTGCCCAAGAATCAAGAAAGAGTTTATCAATATCTTTACAATCCTTTGATGTACTAAGATTAGGAGTAGCTTTTTGAAAGTCAGAAACCTCATTGAACATTACATCTTTCGCTTTCTTTGCTTCAAATTCTTGCTCTCGCTTGGTAAGTAGTTCAAACTTAGAATCAATTTCTTCTAGCTTTTCCCATCTTTTAGCGACAACATCATCATTCCACATTTCTTCACGATTGATATTAGGCTTTGGTTGTGGTGCTTCTATTCTCTTTTCTAGATTTTGATTTTTCTGTCTAAGAGTATTTAGTTCATTAGATTGTTCGTATAGCTTCCGTTTGAGGGTTGAGTCCTCTTCTTCAGCTTTAAGTTCAGAGATAGAGTCTTTAACTCCTTCTGCTTCCTTTACTACTACTTCCAGATTCTCTTTTACTGTTGGCTTAATTTCCTCTTCTAGGACTTCTTCGGCCTCTGCATTAAGTAGAGCGTCTTGCTCTTCTTTCGAGAGTTTTTCTATATCTAATTCACCAGCTTCAAAAGCTCTGGTTAGTTCTTCGTTACTTCGAGTCATACTTACTCCATTTGGTTTATTTTTGGGTTGAAAAGGTAGCCTTTCCTCCATTAACACTAAATTATCGCAACCATTTACGAGCGATAATTAGTAAACAACTATGAGGTATTTAGATGATTAATTTCTTCGAGAGAGGGCAAGACCCAGTTCAGCCAGAAACAGGCAGAGGGAGGCTATATCTTAAAGATGATAAAGCCCTTTATTTAGAGGACGATACAGGCCAGGTTACCAAACTAGCTGGCCAAGGAGGTGAATTAACGCAAGTGGAATCACAAGATACAGATTCTATTGCATTTCAAGGTTTAGGTACAACAGTAAACCCACTTTCAAGTGAGCTAAATGTTTCGGCTAAGGCAGACAATGCTTTGGAGATTGTTACAATTGTAGGAGAAGAGGGTGCTTATGTAGCCGATGTTTCTAGTGACTTAGCAAATAAACTAGACAAGGTGCAAGCAGGGGCGCAAAGTGTAGCTTCTACTGTTGATTTTGATGGTGGGATATTAGTCGCAAGTGGATATTTTGGTGCAACCTCACCTAATATTGTTTTTGATGCTTCTGCGACTTCTTATATTCTTGATAATCCAGGCGCAAGCTTAATTATTAGAAAGCTTCAAGATAATAGTGCTTCCTCTTCCTTAACAATGGCCAAAGCTACATCTGTTGATGGAGTTACAAGCCTTAAATCAAACGGAGCAATTACTTCTTTATCAAGTGTTGATTTGTTTTCGGGAAGCTCTACGACTTCAACTTACCAACAATTTAAACTAGAAAATACAGATGGTGGAACTGTTGGCGCATTTCTATTTACTGGTAGTGGCTTAAATATTGAAAATGTTTCTTCAGATGGTTCTGCAATCAAGATGCCTAATGGGTCATGGATTAGACCACAAAACGAAAATGCTTCTCTTTTTTTTACAAATGGTATTAACCCAAGTGATATATATTCAAGCGTTAATTTAAGTCAAGGTCAACTTAAAATAAATGGTGGTAATGGTGTTAGTAATCTAGGTTACTTACAGATTATTGATGGCCAAATTTCTCTACAAGTAGTTGAAGATGGTACAGGTACACCTAAAGATTCAATTGTCTTAGGTGATGGAAATATTGAATTAATTGCAGACGGAAATCGGGTAACTGTAAAAAACACTTCACTAACATTGGGTGATAATAGCAAAACAGAGATAAGTTTAAATAATACTGCAATACAATTACTAACTCAAACAAACTCAATACTACTTTCTGAAACTACTGGTCTTAGAATTGATATACCATCAAAGGGTGCTAGTAGAGTTCTTACAAGTGATATAAATGGTTTTGCAACTTGGCAAACTCCAACAGGAGGCGGCACTAATGATTTACAAGATGCTTATGATAATGGTGAGCTAATAACAACTGATGCTACAAATGGGGCTGTAACAATAAAACGAGGAAGTGCTTTAGACACTGATAAAGTGCTTTCTATTAAAAAAGGTGATGGTGCAGAAGTATTGAGTGTAACTGGTGAGGGTGCAACTCAGATTGCTAGAGGTGTAGATATAACAAACACTATTGATGGAATTGCTCAAAGTAAGTCTATCAAAATTCCTAATGGTTCTTTTATAGGTGTTCAGACCAATCAACAGCCTTTGTATATTAGTAACGGAGTTAATCAAGGCCCTTCAAATTCTAGTCTTGCATTAAAAGATGGTGAAACTAATTTGTCGGCTGGTGATGGTACTATCACTGATGGATTATTGTCACTCTCTAAAACAACTGGTGTTCAATTATCAAACTATGATTCTGGTAGTCAATCAGCATATTTGGAATTGCTAACTAATACTTTAAAGTTGGTTGATAATACTGCTAGAGGGTTTGATGTAACGGCAACAGATGTGGGTGTTAATAATGGAACTACTAATATTACACTCAATCCAACTGGTATTTATTTTAATGGAACAGTAAGTGGCGATTATGAATTTGTTGGAATACCAACAGCAACACCATCTTTTGCGGTGGGTTATGACTCAAATCAAAAGTTAGTGAAATTTGCTGTTCCAATTAGCGGTGGCCAAGTAGATTCGGTTGGTGGTGGTACTGATATTACAATTACAGGCACAGCAACAGACCCTATTATCAACGCTCCAGGTATTGCAACAAATGCCACTGCAATTGGGGCATTAGACTTACAAGCTATCACAGATGTAGGCTCTGTTACTACGAATGGAGCTACTTTTGGTGGTATTGTTAATGCGTCTAGGGGTTACTTTCAAGATTCAAATAATAATAATTTTCCTCTTCGTGTAATTGAAGCACCTAGTGCAACCAGTACTAATATATTTATGCAAGGCAATGGGGAACTAGGATTATTAGGAGTAAGAGCTGATAGCACTAGAAGATTCAATTTTAGGTCTGAAACAACGACTGATAGTAATTTTTTATTAAGACTATACGATTCAGCAGGTGCAAATAGTAAAGTGATGTTCTCAACGGATTATGCTACTAATACTTTTGAATCAATAGCGACATTTAAAGCAACTGATAAAATCCTCCAAGGCGTTACAACAGATACAGGTGAAGGTATTCAGGGTACTAGCTTAGGGATTGATGGTGATGTTAATTTTAGAGGTATTGTTGATGCTACTCCGACTAAAGCTCTAGGCTTAAATGCTTCTGATAAAGTAATTACCTATTCGGTTCCCTCACAATCACCTAGAGTTACTAGTGTAGTTTCAACAACTACTTTAACAATAGATGTGACAACAACAGACCAAAGTGTTATCACTGCTCAATCTAGTGCTTTAACTATTGCTATACCAACAGGTTCTCCTGCTGATGGTGTAAAACAAGTGATTAGAATTAAAGACAATGGAACCGCAAGAGTTCTTACTTTTAATGCTATTTTTAGAACAATAGGAACTACTTTACCTGTTAATACTACGGCAAATAAAACATTATATATTGCTTGTATATATAACGCAATAGATGCTAAATGGGATGTTGTAGCAGTGAGCGAGGAATCTTAAAATGGCATTAACGAATTTCACTAAAAACTATGGAATTGTTAGCTCTTCACCTAATACAAATTTTAGAGTTTTTAATCATAATTCTGGGGCTTCCCAAAGTGACAAACAACTTATTGTTGTTGTCACAATGGCGAATACAGTAAATTTTGGAAATGCTACTTATAATGGTGTTACAATGACACCTGTTTTGTCTAAAAATTTCACTGGGTTAAGTCAAAGGCAAAGGATTTATACTTTAGCAAGTCCTACTGATGGAACAAACCAATTTAGAGTTGATTTTACAGGCAATCAATGGAATGGTGTTTCAATAGCTTGTTACACTTTTATTGGTTGCTCTGGGATTGGTAATACAGGAAAAAGCGGAGGT